GTTTATACATATTCGCCCTCAAGGTAAGCCGTCGCAACTCCCGCCGATGCGCCGTTAAATTCACTTACGGCTTCGTCAAGGAAATTACTGGGTGCGCGAGTACGCTTACCCCACACGTTCTTTGCAACGACCGTTCCGTTGTAAGTCCAATCGCCGTGAACGGGGTGCGATGTACGGTACCCCTTCGCAAACAGAAGAACGATGTTCTTCAATCCGTCGGGATAACCGTCGGGATATAATGATTCTCTATGCAAACTTCCCTCTCGGAAAGAAAGCTTTATCTCAAAGCGTCCATCCTCCCGCAGTAAAGGCTCTTCGACAATGATGTCATCCAAAGAGATGGACTTGATCTCCGAGTGAATATGGTTGTATAATATCTTTTTCATCCTGTTGCCGTAGGCTTTCACCTGTGCCCGAGTGAATTTTTCATCATACTCGATACCATATTTCTCTCTGATTGCTTGTTTTCCTTCAGGGGACTTCGCGTATTCTCTCACAAGTTTCATTATGTACGATTCAGAAATTGCCATATAAAGCCCCCTTTATTTTTCATCAAATGTATGTTTTATGGGAGGATAGTCCACTCTTGGATTTCTTCCCAAATCCTATCGACGAATGAGTTTCCGCCGAGCTTCTTATATTGCTTATACATAAAAGCAATGCTTTCGTATTCGTACTGATATATTTCGCAGGTACCACGTCTTTTGTAGTAAATCATTTCAATGAGTTCACGCAAAACGCACCTGTCAGTTTCACGTTGCTCCTCTTCTCTTTCCTGCTCTCTCTTTTTATCTTCTTTGCTTTTGAGTATCTTCTTGCGGAACGGTTCACACACGATCATCAAGATGTTAAATGAACCGATAATAATTGATACAATAAAGCTAACCAATTGTAGTGTTTCTGCCACTTGCACTTGCTCCCTTCCCACTCAACTCCCAAAGGGAGCTAAGCGGTCTTAATTGTTTTCTGTATTTTCTGCTGTTGCCTTGAACTTGAGAATACCATCGATAAGCTGGTCTTCAGACAAGTTGGGCATATTTTTGAACACGTTGAGCAATTCCGTCAGCTCTTCCTTTGAGAAGTCTATCTTGCCCATAGCACCACCGAGTTTACTGAACAATCCGTTGATATCGGTCTTGTTTGCCAAGTAATCTCTCTGTGCGGCAATAGCACGGTCAGCCTCGTCAAAGATGTCATCGATATCCTCTCCTACAATCTCGATAACGTCGCGGTAAATGGTCGTATGATTAAGAATCATCCACAAATCATTGAGCTTCGCGGGAAGCTTCAAGTCAGTGAAGTGCTGAAGAACCGCACATCTCTTTGCGAGTTTTACGTACTGAGGGGTATAACTCTGAATGGTGTCTATGCCTACCGTAAATGCGCTATCTACGATAAAGCTAATCATCTCCGTTCTTTCTGCGAACGAAATCACGGGGGTTACAACGACTTTCAATTCGGTTTCGCCCTCGCCGTATGTAAGAGTCTGGGGCTTAGCCGCCTGCGACTCAATCAATGCTTTCAGTGCATTTTTTACTTTTGCCTTTGCGTTTGTGTTCACTTTTTTGTTGCTCATCCTTTTTCTCCTTTGCTTTCGCATTTTAATCGCTATAGTATTCCCACCTATAGCCGTGGCTTTGTTTTGTTTTATGAGTACAGCAATCGATTATGCACGAACGGTTGTACCCAGTTTCTCTTTGTATTTCTCTTGAAGAACTCCATACCTTGATGAGTTCTCCGGTTGTCAAATCATATTGACAAATCTTGATTGCTGAGGCTTTATTTCTTTCAGCAACATCGAGGCGACTTTTACCGTACATCGGATTTTGGGTACCATTGTACTTCCCCTTCTTAGCCTCAGATATCTTTATTTTTGTTTCCTCCGAACATTTTCTACCAATGTTGGGGTTCTTGTCGCTATTCATAAAAGCTTTTATCCGAGCCTTATGTTCGTCAGATAGTTTCTTACCTCGATGAATGTCACCAATCTTCTGGCGTTGTTCTAAAGTCATTCGGTATCCTGTAATACCATCACCGCCATCGGTTAAGTTGTATCCGACATTTTTGTTGTTTGATTGATATTCGGATATATATTTTTGTTCAAGAGCATAGAGCTGTTCTCTCATATCGTCAAACGAAGCTCTTTCAACTTCTTCTAATACAGTAAACTTAAAATTCTCTATGCCGTATTTCGCCATAGCTTTGTGAAAATATGTGGGGCTATGACCGTTTTCTGTAAAGCTATCGTATATATGCTCACCTATTCTTGCGCTTAGTTGGCGAGTAGTTATTCCAACGTACACTTTGCCATTAACAAGGTTTGTCGCCAGATACACGAGCCCTTTTCTTTGCTTCTCTCCTGAGACGCTTACACTCGTCATACTCTATCCAACCTCCGTATTTTTTTACATAGACAAGCCAAATATATTCAATGCTTGGGTATGTGAACCAAAACATCTTTCTCTTTAATATTGCAACCGCGTCAGGGCAACCTTTAATGTCAATAACTTGCTCCCTGCCATCTGCATAAACAACATAGAAATCCGCTTTGTATTCGATGGGTTGCACCTTCTTGCCACAGTGTGTGTAAGAAGGTTGCAAGATGTATTTTTTTTGACGTTCAAATTTCAGAATACTTCCATCCTCAATACCGGGGAGAATTACTTCTGTGTAATATCTCATCTCCACCGAGCTATCGAAGACAATTCCGTCAAACGTCCTATCGGCTTTGTCTTTGCCGACGTTGAATTTGCTGGTTCTTCCCATAAGTAAAAGATAGCCGTGGTTGTTACGCCACGGCTATATAAAATAAATTTAATTATTCAGCAGCGACGTCATCGCGCTCAATGTCAACGACCATACCCTTATCGTTGGTTCCAAGCTCGAATTCGATGTCGAGACTCTGAGGATCGCCAGAGCCATTGTAGGTTACGTTGTAACCGGGCTTCACGCAAGCCTTGTAGGCAGTGATAGTCTCGCTGTATGTAGTACCGTCTTCGCCCTGCCATACGGTTTTACCCTTAACGATGTAGTACTTGGGCGCAACAGCGTCCTTGTCGTTCTTGAACGAAACCTTCTTGCCCGCAGCAGAAACATCTCCGCCGGATGCAAGAGTGAGCATCGCCATATTGACGATCTGAGTAGAAATCTTAAGAGTACCCTCGGTAGGATCCTTGAAGCCGATCATTTTAGCGTGAGTCTGTCCGCCAGTAGCCCAAGTAATTGAAGAAGTCAACTCAAGAGATACTTCGTTTGCAAACTTGATGTCCGCAATTGCGTCACCAGAGACCACGCCATCTTTCTCATACGCATAGAATTCGATGTCCAAACCAAGACGGTTAGCCATCTTTGTAGTTTTGTCTAATGCAGTAGCCATTTTTGTTCTCCTTATATTTTAATTATTGGTTTTAACCACCCCTGCATATCGAAGTTCTCTCCACCGTGATTACTGAAAGCCATCTCGTTTAGATTCATTGCTCTCAAATATCCGTATTGGAAGAACTGGTCATACAGTTGGAATACAGTTAAATCGTAAATATTGAATAGATTGTAAGAGGTTGAAGCGGCGCAAAGCTTTGAAATAATGTTGCCGAGGTTCATATTCTTGTCGGGTGGCGCTTTGGTGCTTTCCTCTTTTAGGTATTGCTGTGCCCGTTCCCAAAGTTCTTGGGCTTGTTTTGACGAGTGCTTAACGGGTTTAGCGGACTCGCCTATGTTGATGTAATTCATTTGCAACATCATATCTCGAACGTCGTCGAAATTTTCTCGGGTAATCGTTCCCACCTTGTTGCCATCGCTATCTACGAGCGAGAATGACCGTGAGTGTTTATCCCAAACCAAATCCTCGACAACAAAAAAAGCCATTGCATTTTGCAATAGCATTCTTGGTTCGTCTATGAGAGTCATTACATCGAAAAGCGATAGGTCTTCATTCTGTTCCAACTTGCGCAGATTCCTGCCAGTTGTAATCTTCATAAACTTGACAATTTCGCTTCTATCCCAAGCCATAAGTCCAATATATAAATTGTACTTCCAAGTGCCGATACCTTGGGTTGGCTTGAGTTCTTTTAATTGCGGAGATCTGAAGTGACCTATTCCACTAACAAAAATGGAATCTCCGCTTATTAGGTCTTCGTAAGTGAATTTCACTCGTGGTCTTCCAGCTCTACGATATTAAAGTCAGGAATTCTATAAGTGATTTCCCGCAGGGTGAATCCGCTGATCGGCGACAGGGTTCTAACGGATTGAAGTGATAGAGTGCCTATTCCGCCTATGCCCATCGTGTCGTTCAATAATCTATCTACGTATCTCACCAAATTATCTCTGCGATTTCCCATTACTCCGCGGAAAGTACTGCCTTTCAGTTTCATATAGCTCTTGTGACAAGCTATGGTAACATATAGGCGTACACCCTTTATCTGTTTGTTTTCAACGTGATCGACATCTATCTCAGCCCAAATGTAAGCTGAACTTTCCTGTGTCGTATCATCTACGTATTGGTAGTCATAAAGCAACTCGTCAAGAGCTTTATCACTATCTTCTTCGGCTATGCTATTGAAACTCTTGTTAAGCAATAGCCCTAAACAATACTTATCTTCAGATATCCTTTTCAAAACTTTTGCTGGATATTCTACGAGCTGATCTAAATATGTCTTAGCCAATAGAGATCACCTCAACTTCTTTCGTGACGGCACCATAGGTTTCGGATTTATCGAAGCACTCCAATAGCAAAACCTTGCCAATCAGAGAGTCATCCATAGCGACACTCAAAGTGACGCCATAATCTCCGTTACCAACGATGTTAACTCCGTCAAGCGCAGGCTGAACCTTCCACTCGGGGAGCAAACCATCAAGGGCATTCACCTTATAAGTACGCCCCGTTCCGACACGAATAGTATCCCTTCCTTCAAGGAAGAGATCTGTGACAGGCTCTTCTTCTGATGATGTAGCGAAGTAATCACAAATCATCAAATCGATATTGTCTTTTTCTTCGTTATACAAATCATCCGTTAGCCCAAATGCAAGCAAATGGCTTCCCTTACCATAGTTTCTACTCTTGGTATCGAGCCAACAAATCTTGCCGACATCGATAATAGGCTTACCGTTTGCATCGTAAATTGTATCTATAGCCAAACGCTTGTCAACGCATAGCGCCTTACTGTCTTCGTCCATAGAAACATAGCAATTGAACGTATTATTTGTGACCGGGATTGCTTTATCGCTTCCTTTTGAATACGAGCCATCGTCAATAATGGCGTGCTTCTTAATGATTTTGCCACTCAAATCTTGATACTTGAATAGCTGATTGCACAGCCAAAGCTCACCGTGAGTAAGTTCATACTCGTCCGTATAGAGCTCCATACAAATCCAATATTCATTGAATACGTAAATCAAGTCGCCAATGCTCATAGTGTCTTCGGGCATAACCGTCAGACGGCATTTGCGAGTATTGCTTCTGGTCGCAATGATCGGTTGTGATACGCCGTTACGCAGAGCGCCTGTTTGATATGAAACGCTATTTTTAAAGGTCTCAATCAAGGTTTTTCTTGCGGAGTCCCTCTCCTGCTCGCGTTCTGCATCACGATTCATTTCCAACCAAGAGCGATATTTGTCAAACCAGTCATTTGTCATTCTTTACTCCCCCGTATGCCACATAAAGGTTGTCGATATTGCGGGTTGAATTCAAGACGATCTTTCTCCATTTCTTGAAGTCAACAGGATGTTTTGACGCATACTGCAAATTGTTGATTACGTACAAGTACTGTTTCTGATTTGCCAAAATCGGATATGTAGTTGTTGCTCCCTCAAGGTTGATAAGCAGAGCCTCAATGTAATCACTAAGGTGATTATCAACGCCTGCCATTTCGTCTTCTTTCATAGGGAGGAGTTTAAACACATCTCCGCGCAAATTTGATAAAAAATTCAAAAGTTGTTCCATATAACACCTCATGCCTTTAGCTTATCGATATTTCCGTACCGAAAGGAATACGTGTTAATTTTACCCGTATATTCTGCGCGAACCGTTTCCCTTACTTCTTTGACAACCTTGAGAAGATTGCCGGGAGAATAAGATGTGTAATCTTTCTGGTGTATGACGTTACGCAAAAGCTCGCTGTTGAGCGTCTTTGCGGAGAACCAGTGAAACGCGATTCCGAGTGACAAAATCTCTATGATTTCATCGTCCAAGTCGTTGTTAAATTGTTCCTCTACCTTATCGTAATCTTTCAAGTCAACACGGCAAGAATGCTGAAAATCAACGACAGCAGATAGCAAGTACTTCTGAAGAGCCGCCTTTTTCAAATACTCGTTGGCGGTATGCAGAAAACCATAATCCGTAATTTTGAAGATCGCCCTTTCGTATATTTCAGAAAATTTCGTTGCCATTTAGCTCTCCTTACTTATCGTCTTCCTCGTCGTGCAAATCGTGAAGTCTGCATCCGAGTGCGTTTTCAAACGCTCTGATGGATCTGATTGAATCCAGAGCGCCATTCTTGATACATTCGTTGAGCGTTACCACGAGGTTTTCCTGAGCGCCAGCGCTCATCATTGCAACTCTCTCTGCAATCTCCTTCTCGTTCCAAGAGCAGATTACACTTACATTGGTAGGCTCGATGTAATTCTGATAGTACTGTGTGATAACGAGAGCTTTGTAAATGTCCGCACAGGTAGCCTCACACTCGGAGCCGTCTGCGACTCCAAGAATAACGAGCCACTGGTTTTTGAAGAACGCAACCTGAGTTGCCTTCATCGCTCTCAAGTCGCCCATAGAAACGATCTGGATATCTCCAGCGCGTAGCCACTCTGTGCTCTCGCCTGTTTTCTTGTTACGATAGAAGAGGCGTCCGAAATATGTACTCTTAACTTTTACAAGTACGCTATCGTCAATTTTGTATGAACCGCTACTTTTTGTAAAATCGAGGGTAGCCGCCTCGGTTGCTTCCAAAACATCTTCGGGAAGCGTGATGTTGTCCTTTTTCTTTTGTGCCATTTATATATCTTCCTTTTATTCAAATTTATTAAAAAGGCAAGCGTGTTCCACACACGCCTGCCTTAAAGTATTTAAGCTATATTAGCCTGCGATGGTGTAGATACCCATCTTCTCAGCGCAGATAACGCCAGTACCGAATGCCTGACCGTAAACATACTCCTGAGTAAGGTCGTTGTTTTCGGTTGCTTCGCGGGTAAGCATAATACCCTCGCCCTCGTTAACCATCTTAACGGGAGCGTCATCACCAGCGATGATGTAGATCTTGGAATCATCGAGGATGAAGTTGGATGTGCCGGGCTTGTGAGCCTGCTTGAGCTGAACCATAGCAGTTCCGTTGAACTTGCCATAGAAGCCCATATTGTAAAGGTCGCTCTTAGCCTCGTCGGAAACGTCGGCGGAAGTTACCTTACGAAGAGCAGTCTTGGTACCGTAGATAGTAGCGGTCTTGCCAGTAGCAGCCTCAACGTGCTCGATGATAGCAAGAAGCTTGTCCTCATCGAAAGTACCAGCATATACGTACTCAGAGCTGAGACCAGCAGTGTTCTCGGTCATACCAGCGATAGCAGCATACGCATCAGCAAGGATGGTCTTCTTGAAAGAGTTTGCAACAGCAGTTACGAACTGGTCGAAGGTGATTCTACCTGCAAGAAGACGACCAAGGTTCTCGTAAACGCGAACGATCTTCATAGAGGTCTTAACGGTAACCTTCTCACCGCCAGAGATTCTCTGACGTCTTACGCCACGGATACCAGCAGCGGCATCTGCAACGATGAACACAGCTTCGCCAGAAGTATAGAACTCGTTAACGTCGCCGCTTGCGGTGTTCTTGTACTCAACGAGACGGAAGATAGGATTCTCATCCTTCAAACCTTCCTCAACGATAGTAGGAATCAATTCCTCAACCGCAGAATAGAGCTCATTTCCGCGAACGAAAGTCTTAGGATTGAGCTTGTCAGATCCGCCGTTCATCTCAATGAACGCCTTGCGAAGAGCCTCGGAAGTCTGACCTTTTGAAAATTCGCCACTCATAGTGCCCTTAATTGCACCGATAGCAATAGTAAGTACATTTTCCATTATGTATTGTTTCTCCTTTCTTTTAATTACGCAACTTCGATTACGTACCACTCGTTCTCGATAAGAACGATCTTACCAACAACGGAAGCAGCACCGGTTGCTTCAGCAACTGCAGAAAGCTTAGTGGTGTCAGTAAGCTCTACAGTAGCGCCCACTTCAAGAGCCGCACCGTCAGCAAAAGCCTCAGCGGTAACGGAGAAGCAGTCATTTGCAACGAATCTGTATCCGCGAGCGATGTCGCCAGCTTCGTTTCTGAACTCTGCGAGAGTGTTGCGAGCCTTGCTCTTAACAACTTCCTCGCTCGCCACGAGGGCGCACTTATAAACATCTGCGTTCTTAGTAGGTGCAGTAGCCTTGCGAACTTCGCGCTCGCCTTCAAGATGGTCGCCAACGAGGACAACGTTACCGTTTTCAACGGGTGCCTCGGTCTCGCCGACCATAAATTTCAAGGACACGAGATCCTTGCCGTTTACAGTACCTGACATATTGTCAGTTCTTACACAAGCATAAGCCATAATTATTTTTTCTCCTTATAAATTTTTATTTTTTAATTGCATCGGGCAGATATTTGCTGAAGAATTCTTCTTCTGCCGTGATAGTTTTTTCGTCTTTTGCGAAGCTCAGAATGGGAATTCTGACTTCAGATACATCGCGCTTCTTAACAATTCCGGACTTACCGCGAACTGCGTAAAGCTTCTCTTTCAAGTCCTCAGCACTTGCAAAATCCATTGCATTGCTGACCACGGTCTGATATTCCTCAACATCAGACAAGTCGGAAAACTCCGCAATAACTGCGGCATATTCCTGTTTTCTTTCAGCTTCTTGTTTTGCACGTTTATACTCAACAAGCTCGGCATACTCTGCTCTCTCCTTGTCAAGTTTTTCTGCCTCTTCAAGAGTCATCCAAACAAGACGAACCTTCTCAAAGCTATCCGCATTAAGCGCGATATCATTTTCGGTTTTGGAGTATGCAAATCTCGCGTAACCATCTACCGTACCCTCGTCGGATGCAAAGTAGTATCCAACGTATACGTGCTGGCTATCGAAATCACAAAGCCAGTAGCTCTTATAGAGAACGTCGTTCCATTCACACAAAGCTGAAATTGCATTGCACAAAGCTCTACGAGTTTCCTCGTTTGTGAGCTCGAACTGGAATTGAGGTGCAGGTTCTCCTTCGCCGGAGCCTGAGCCAGAATTGTCGGTAAACTCGCCTTCGCCAGTAGGTTCACCTTCGGGTTCTCCTGTACCAGCTTCGCCTTCGCCGTCAGTATCATTCTGGGGTTCTGCGGCGGGTTCTCCAGCAGGCTCTCCTGCGGGCTCTCCCTCTCCAGAGGGTTCTCCGTTAGCACTCATCTCTGTAAGGCGTTCTCTCAGCATTTCCTCAGTCATATCTTCCGTAACTTCAAAAGACAACTGCTCAACGCTTTCGATGCCGAACTCTCTTAAAATGCTTTCAATGTTCTCAAGATTCACTAATTTTTGTCCTCCTTTCTCAAAGTTAGGTTTCAACCCATAACTGTCAGCCAACTTGCTCTTAAATTCCTCGAAAAGTTCTTCCCAATTTTCTGCAGTCGAGAAATGGTATGGTTCAACTCTCGCGGACGGGAAGCAAGGACGAACGTTCTTGTCAGGATCATCACTCTTACCCATCAAGCACAGGGCTGAATATCTAAACTTTTTAACCACTGTGTATCCATCTTTATCCACAACTGTTTCCAATGGTTTGATTTCCATACTTTGGTTAAAGTAGATATCGTCATCATATTTGGTATCCAAAAGCTGAGGATACCTACCCGTCCAGAGGATGATGTCTGCAACTTGATATGTTTTAATAGATCCGTCCTTTTCTTCAACCTCTTCGTAATGTACATTGTCCTGATAAGGAACGGTACCATAAGGAACGGTCAACGATCTGAGATAGTACTTGCCGTTTGCGTCTTTCTTAATCTCTTTATCGTGTCCACCCATACGAAGCTCTTCATCTTCCTCGTCTACGAAAATGTGTCCAACTACGGGAATGTTGAACAGCGTAGGCAACGCATCGTCAACTGCCTCTTTCACAATGTCAGACTTGTTGACATTACGACCGGGGCACATAATATAACATTTACACAATGTCATCTCATCGTTGACGGGCTTGACAGGAGTGATTTTCGCAGTAAATCCAACTGATAAATTCATAGGTATTTCTCACTCCTTCTTTAGAAACACACAGTGGTATCTTCGACGAGTAATACATCTCCGCCGTCTTCGCCTTCGCCGAATGTCATATACTTGTTGACCTCGTTCATAAAGGCTTCCGACTCTTCGAAAATGAATACCTCTTGATTGCCATTGATAGTTTCTTTCATATATGAAAAACCGCTATCAGCAAGGCTCATAGCGATCTTCTCATCAAATATTTTTATAAACTTCTTTTCTTCTCTACAATTATCCATACTGTCTACCTCTCGTTATCGGTTTGCATTGGTGTCATTGTCACGAGTGCTTGCTCCATCATCCGAAAGATCTTCGTCTTTCTTCTGAGGGCGTCCCTTTTCTCCGTCTTCTTCGCCGGAGTTATAAGTATTACGCATAGGAACAAGCTCGCCGAACCCGAGCAAATCTTCCTCAAGGAATGTCAAACCTGCAATATCGTACTGAGGAATACCAAGAGCTGCCGCATAGTGGGATTTGCCCAAACCGAATGATGCGGCTTCTTTGTACTCCTTGACAAGTTCGTCTCTATTGAATACGGTTATAGGAAGGAATGTAATTTTGAACTTGATAGTACCCGAGAAGGTAGTCTTCAGGTATCTGTTAAGAACCTTTTCGAGCTGTTTTACAATTCCGAATATGTAGGTTTCATCATTCTTGATTGAAAGCTTGGTAACACCAGACGTATCGTTTGCAACACCGTGCAAAAGACCGGAAGTACCCGCTGTAGACCAGAAATTAGCCACAGATTTTGCAATATCGTCCACGTCGGAAACGCCACTCTTTTGGTCAAAGCTGAACTGATCCATATCAAAAGGAGTGATAGCCAGTCCAACGTTCTCACCAAGCGCGTTGCTCAACTGATTATAATATTTCAAATACAAATCCCAGCCAATCAACGGGTTACCGTTGGTATCGACTGGAACCTTGCCTGTAAGCATTTTGTAGTTTTTCAACTCATTTGCGGTTTCCTGCAAATTTTCGGTGTTTGCAATAGTGTAAAGAGATGGCATAACTGCCGCAAAAGGAGGAACCGAGAAGTCGATGATAGTGTCGTCTGCTTTGACACAGACGGAAATATCGGGCGGAACCTCTTGGTATTTCTCTCCAGTCTGCAAATATTTTGCATACATATCCGTAAAAGCTGCGGGATAAAACTCAAGTTTACCCTGAAGCTTTGTCATATCTACGGCATACAAGAATGTTCCGTTGCATATGGACGTGAGCTTGCAAATGTCGGGATCCAACTTCTGAATAAAGGTGGACGATTTATCAGACCACTTTACTCCGTAGTAAATACCGTCACGCAGGCACACACCTACTACACTTCTCACCAACGACGGAACATCGATAAGCTCCAAGAATTTGGTAACCTTGTAATATTGCTTTGCTATGCTTTCTCTCTTTGCTCCGTTTGTCTTTTCAAATCCGAGGGGAGATATTACGTAGTATCCGTAATACAACCCTGCGTAGTATTGGATAAGCCTTTGATAATGCATAGAAGATAGGTACATATAATTCGATGCATTACGCAGGCTCGTCTCGTTAGACGAGGGTGATTGTAGCCATTTCAGAATATTCTCTTTTGTGTATAGGGAATATGTGTATGACTTTTGAGAAGAGGAATTTTTAGGATTGTAAACGATTTGTTTGATCAGTTCTCTGGCAAAAGACATCGGCATTTCGACAAGAGCGTCTTGCTGTTTTGACTTTTGAGAGGTTGTCGCGGGCTTTTTCTTAGCCGGACGGGAGTTATTTCTTTTATCCATTTCTTCCTCCTTTGCTTAATATTTCTTTTTGATTTGCGGTGCTCTAAACTTGAACACCAGTTGTTCCATCGTTTTCTTCGATTTTTGAACTTGTAGATCTCTTTCTATGATTTTTGCGACGTGGATGTTATAGCTCAAACTACTATATCTATCCTTTCGCATTCCTGCTTTTTCTTTTACTCTGATAACATTGTTGCGCACCTCATACTCAAGCTTAATAAGCTCGTTTATCAGGAGCGATGTATGTATATAAGGCAACTTGAGGTTCAACGCATCTGCGGTGCTAAGATTGTCATATCCGCGCAGTTCTCCGAGAGAATCTTCTGCGGCAAACTCGGAAGTTAGTAACCTAACGCTTCCCTGCTTAAGTGCCTCACGTAGTCCGAGTGCGCATTGAGAGTTAAACTCTTGCGTGCCTTGGACAGACCAAATTACTTTTGGAGCGTCGGGCACCAAGCATCGTTTCGCCAACTCGTCGTTATTACAACAAGATAGCGCTCCGTATGTTGTGCCACTCTCTTGGTCGTATATGTCCGCCATTAAGGCGTCACTAACTCCAAGACCTAAGCCTTTGGTATCCAATACAAGGTAATCACAATCGTAATCCTCAAATAATTTGCGTATTACCAACGCCTGCGCATCTGTACGAAGTCCCTCGTTGTTGTCCGCGTAAACAATGTTGTTTACAAACCTGTTATTAGAGGTGGGCAACATTTGGTTTACAAAGATTGACGTGGCGTCATTCTTATTTTTCGTTGAAGACATAAGTGCAATATCGGCTGAAAGCACTCTGACCTCACCGGGGATCTTCGGCGGGATATACAGTCGTTTGTCTGCAATCTTGTGTCCTGCAAACTTTGGATAAAACGGATATTTGATTACACGATTGCGGTCAATTTCATCAAAGTTATAAAGACCTCCGCTACTCTGTCCGAAGAACAATGCTTCCATTTCCATCTGGAAGGTTATTGCATTAAACGTAGTTTCGGACATTTCGTCCTCGACCTTTGTCTTATCCAATCTTCCCTCTTTGATAGCCAACTGATATGGCATTGCACAACAGAAATAGCTTCTGCCTCGAATCATATTGACTACATACGAGCGTACCAACTCATACGACCAATGTGACTCGTACCAACAAGAGCTTGCATAAAGCTCTTTGGTTTGCTCCTTTGGATAATCCTTGTATTCGGGCTTATCCAAGAAAGCGGGGTGTCTCTGCGATGTCAAGAACTTACGAAGAACGGTGTCGATAATATTCTTATCTACCATACGGAACTCGTCCACGACCAGAACAGTTGCTCTGTTATGTCGTGCTGAGTCTGCCGCCGTTACAACGACAATTCTCGAATCGTTGCGGAAGCTCACGAAAGCGTTAGCTTGGTTAACTTGAACTTCCTCTATCTCAAGCCTCAAGTTTGCGGAACGCGGCATTAGGATTTCTCGGATTTTATCGATGATTTCCGTTGCCTGTTTTCGCGTCTTTGAAGCAAGACATATTCTTGTTTCTGGATATAGGATACAGTGTATGACGCAGAATATAGCAATCAAGAATGATTTACCGCCACCACGGCTCGCTAAGTAAACCACGTTTGAAAAGCGGAACATCATACACAAAATGATCTGCTGAAATCTATCCAGTTTTAAGTTAAGGTAATCCCGGGCAAAGCGGTGTGGATTTGCCCGATAGAATGCTGCCCACACATTCACGCCGTTCATTATTCTGTCGGCTTTGTCTTGTTTGACTTGCGACTCCGTCTGGGAATTACGAGTTATCGTCGCCATCCTTGGTTACCTTATCGCTGAACTTGTCCAAAAGTGAAGTTTCGCCAAGATCATCTTCCTCGTACTCGGGAGGAGTAACGGTGTATTTCGCCATTTCCTCGCGGTACAATTCTTCGTAATCGTTCTTAACGTGAACGAGATTACAAAGATGTCCCAAGAAGAACGTGCTGATGTATCTTTCGATTTCATCTACATCCTTCCATTCCTCATCAGGTTCACCTATAGGACGTTCGGTTTCCCACTTTTTAATGAGAGTTCCGAATGTGTTTTGATCGGCTAATGCGTTATCATTAGTCTGGCTCGGCTTCAAATTACTGGTTCCAAGTAAGTCTTGGAAAGCCTTCATTGCATCGGTGACTTCTTTGGTGCTACCGCGCAACTGTGCTTTTTGGATTGTAAGCTGGGCTATGCACAAGCTCTTAAACAACTCTTCCTGTGCTTTGGTCTTACAATCGTATCTTGTCGTCCAGTCCGTGTACTGGTTGAGCAAGAAGTCGTATTCTTCATCCGTGTATCCAAACCCGAAGAACATAATAGTTTCTTTGGACACGCGGGATGCTCCCGACGTTTCTTCACCGTCAGCCATCTCGTCGGGTGTGATGTCTGACATAGTCATAATCTTATTACTATGGCGGTCTTTAAGGGTATCCAAATATGTGGTTCCCTTCGCTTGGTTAACGTTCATCTTTGAAGGATAAACCAAGACCTTAGACCTGCCTTGGGAAATGTTTTTGGTCATTGCGACAATGTCGCTATTGTAGTACCAATCGAAAAGTCTGCAACAATGCTCAAGTGCGTGCTCTTCGTTTCCAGAATAGAAGCCTACCAATTGCTGATAAAGCTTCTCTACGCAATGTTTGCATATATGTATGTACCCGTTATTGCCTTCATAAAGGAAGGATTTTGACACGGGGAAATTGCCCTTTTGTGTGTTATATTCCTTGCCACAGCAAGTACATCTATATTTTGTATTCGGTTGGTCGTTCTTGATTCTCTCCGGCTTGACGCTGGTGTCAATCTGTATGGGGCTCGAACTTTTGAGCCTTGATTGTTCAGATTTACTGCCACCCATAGGTCGTCCGCCCTTTCCTTTGTTCTCCATAAATCCTCCATTGAGAAATCCCGCCCTATATTAGGCGGGATTAGTCGTCTTCAACATATAGTTCATCGAGATCGTCGCTGTCATCTCTGACAACATAAATCTCTGTGGTTGTCACGGATTCGTGACCTAAAAGCTTTTGCACTACTTTTATGTCAACTCCATCCTCTACTGCAAGCTGGCTTGCACGCGAACTTCTCAACTGGTGAGGATATGCGCGTCTTCCGATGATTTTTGAGAATGTGCTCGTTGCCCAAGTATTAAATAAGGTTTCGCTCACTTGGCGAACTTCTCCACCATAGCGAGTAACAAACATATACTCACACTCATCTTCGCCCCTGTGCTCCACCCATTTCTTGAGCGCTTTCATCGTATCTTCGCCGAAGATAAACTTTCTGACTTTGCCGACGCTACCTGCGCCTTTGCAACGAATGGAATGGGTTTGGTAATAAAGGACTTCCTTTTCTATCTCGTTTCCGTCTTCGTCCGTGACTTTTCTCATCTTCTTGATCGGGCGAGCGTCTACAACACTCTTCAGCAGTTGTCTGCTTTCTGCTCTACGGCACCCAGTATCTAAGGTGAACATAAGGTATGCCACCTTCTGCCACTCCTCACGCTCTGTCAACACCTCGATGAGATGATTGAACTCCTCTTTAGTCAAGGGTTCTTTAGGGTTGACAAATGCTTTGGGAGGTCTTTTAATACTCTTGTTGATAAAATTCCTGAACATAGGATATTCGTCGTGATAATATATCTCTATATACCCGTTCAGCGAGCTAATCGCGGCGCGTTTGTTATTAACGTCCGCAGATGAACATCCGCGATTGACCATCCAGTTCTGAAACTTTTTGTACTCCAATGGCTTGATTTCGAGTTGAGTCTTGTTTCCAAGATTATCTTTAACCCAAACAAACCATATCTTCAAATTCGACTCATAAGCTTTCCTCGTGCGAGGCGATAGCTCAGTAGAGTTCGTTAAAAAGTCTTCAAGGATGGTTCTGTTGAACTCGTGCACATTATCCCATTGCTCAGGCGTAATCTGCTCTAACTTCTTCATATTCCACCCTTTGGTATTTATGTATTTGTTTCGTCGTATGCCACGCCGCTTGGCGTAAATTTGATCATATCTCTCGGGGGCATCGTCATCATTTCGCCCGTAGAAGGATGTTTAACTCTCTTAGGCGCGGTCTTCTTGTGTTTGAAAGAACCGAATCCGTAGATTACAACATCTTCTTTGTCCTGATATATGGTCTCACCGAGGAAGTCAAAAACACTTTGACAAATTGTAGCGGCTTGCTTGTAGCTTACGCCGTATGCCTCGGCATATTTACGACTGAATTCTTTTGCGTTTAACATTAAAAATCTGTTCTCCTTTTCTTCCTATATAAAACTTATCTCATTATTTATCTCAAGCTTACATCATAAATGCACTTTACAGCCTGCGTTTCGCTCGTAATAATAACGCACTGCTCGGGATCTCCGGATATTCTGAGGTCTACACAGTGGTCATCGGAACCAACTACACAGCCAACCTGAACAATCTTCACTCCGTATTGAGTGTCATAAGCGTTGTGGTGGCGGTGGTGCATTATAATAGCATCAGGCTTCTTGCCCGTCATCATCGTCAGCTTGTGCGTGACATTAGAGGGCTTGTCTTTGTCGCCGTGTACGATATAGAACAGCTTGTCATTTCTCGTAACGAACGAATTGATGGAATTGTCGATATATCCATCATTGCAAATCTTCACATCGGAATAGTTCTCAAATTTAATAGAAAGGAAGAAAGGAATTAACGCATCCAGTTCCTCTCCGTTGAGATGTTCTTCCTTGTTGGGACTCATACGCGAATGGTTTCCAGAAACGCTGTGTACTCTCACTTCGCTGAAATGTTTGTGCAACTCCATAATGAAGTCGCCGATGTACGTTGCAGCAATCTTGATCTGCTCTACAACGTTCTCGTTGTTTTGAAGTCTTAAATTGGGATGAATGTTGCCGCTGATGTTGTCACCGCCAAGCACCACTTCACATCTGTTGCAGTGGTGGGTTGACTGGATATTGCGGATTTCATCCAGATATTTGCTCAAACGAGCCTTAAGTATGTCGGTATTGTATTTATTCCAATGATTATCTACCTCGATGCCGACGTGTAAGTCGGATAGGCACACAATCATATCGTCACTACCAACTGTGATAGGAGAAGGAACATAATCAAAGGGTTGAATATCGCGGGCAAATGCACGCTCTATAACTTCGATAAAGGATTCTTTACGAGCTTCTTCTCTGATAGACTTCTGGTAATCAACTCTTTCATCGCTAAGCTTCTGCCTCTCTTTGCGAATTTCTTCCTTTTCTTTTCTTAATAGAGCCAAGTAACCGTTTGTAACTTCGCCCTTCGACTGTTTCTCTCTGAAATATTCGGCAATGAATGCTCCGCCGAAAATAGTTTGTGACGCCTTTCTTAAGGTGTCGCTATGTACGCCAAGATTATATTTATCAACGATCTCTGCCCAGTCCATATCGTTCTGACCGTTCATCTTGCCTTGGATGTCGTCTAAGCAAAGTTCGTATTGTTCTCTACTCAAACCGTATTTTTCAAGTTCTTGGTCTATTTCTACCAAATCCAAATGCCTCCTTGTTTCTTATGTGTCTGCTCTCCTGCCTAATGGCTGTGTGGTACTACCGGCGGGGATCGAACCCGCGATATTGCCGTGAAAGGGCAATGTCTTAGCCACTTGACCACGGTAGCAAATAAGCAAGGACTATGCGCCCCTGCTAATATAAAGAGCTTTTATTTTTTGTCTACTTGTTGGTATACCGCATTCTCTACACCATTTACGAATTGTTTCTGGGTTTACTCCATACTGTAATCCAACATCTTCGAAAGATTTTTGCATTAAAAGTTCCATCAGTTTTGTAGCCGAAGGTCTTTCAATTACTTTTCTGCTATTTACCCGAGCACACGCGGAACACAACTCCGCACCACGTGTCTTAACTGCTCCGCAAATTGCACAGATGGGAGTTTCACCTTTTGTATTAAACTTTGTATCCCTTAAAGGATACTGAAGTTCTGGGTGGTTATGTACGTCCCCTTTATTTATCCTGATTATAGTCCTGCGACTTAAATTGTGTTTTCGAGCAATTATCGAAAACGGCGTATCCGTATTGATTATCTCCGAAATAATTGTTTCAAGCTCTTCTGGCATATATAGCGTGAAATGTGTTCGAGTGCTGCCGTCGCTTTTTAGAACATTATAACCATCGGGAACTACGGTGTTATATTTTTTAATGTAATACTCTTCGAGAGAATTGAGATCTTCTTCTAAGCATTCGCACAGCACTTGAAAATCAAAATTTTCTTTCCCGCACTTTTTAATTGCTCTGCTTATTAAGCTGTCTGTACTTGGACGCATATGCTCGCTCCACCGTCTCTCGATATGAATAGACTGCCCAACGTAAGATTTACCGTTAAGCCTGTTTGTAATTTTATAAATTCCTATCATTTTGCCTCCGATTATGGGTGCCTCTTATATTAAATTAAGGTAGAAGAAGGAGGCTCTTCTTGTCAATGAGTTAATTACTCTCACCTATCTACCTGAATGGCTCCCCCTGTAGGGATCGAACCTACGACATCGCGGTTAACAGCCGCGTGCTCTGCCTAACTGAGCTAAAGGGGAATGTATTGGTTGCGGAGACTGGACTCGAACCAGCGACCTCTGACTTATGAGGACAGCGAGCTACCATCTGCTCTACCCCGCAATATAGCGGCGACACAGAGATCGCCGTTTTCTATTTCTCCCTATACGCCTATTAGATTCTTGCAATTTTTGGTTGCAAAAGTGTCTAAATATGGCGTATAATAGGGCAAAATTTTAAATTTCCACAAACTCTTTGATATAAATCCGTGTTAATTTTAGGGCAAAAAGTTGTAAAAAATTTGATATAAATATATATTTAATGTAGCAAAACCTTCTTATATTTGAACTCATACAAGGTAATATCGCCGTCTTCTGCCTCTTCCAAAGTATATAACGGCTCCTTGCTCGCCTCAATCATTCGGAAGAATGACTCATTAGGCTTGCCGAACAACACTTCAAAAATGAAACGGTACACGTCTTTTGTGTCCTTGTTATCGAGTTCCTTGAGGGTTAAATACATCGTGTATTCACATTCAGACATCTTGTCGATTGCATCAATGCACTCTTGCCTACGCTCGGCAACCTGATTCCAGATCAATTCCTTCTCGTCTTTCTTTTTAGTGTCATAATCGATGTACATTTTTCTTATATCATCCTTCGCTTTGCGGATGATTGTGATGATCTTATCACGTTGGATGCAGTTATAACCACTGCGAACTGCCATCTCGGGCTTGCGAACGATATCCATAAAAGGAACAATCGTCGCTTTGTACTGCCGCGCTTGACGGAAATTTGTTGAGGAAATTATCTTCTGCAGATAATCCATAGGGGTATCAAAATATCTATATCTCGTACCGTCGCTAAGCTCATATCCATTCTCAAGCGTTATCATCTTGAAGAACATAGGCTTCACTTGACGGTTATCATCTTCTATTTTATACTTGGACTTCAACCAAGAAATCTCATTGAAGCTGTTGATTATGTATTCTTTCTTCGCTTTGTCGATTTCAATGCCCGACAAGACTGCAAGCTTGCAAATATCGTTGTAGAGTTCTTCACAATCTTCCATACTCTCACCGCGGTTTAGTCGCTCCCAGTAAAGGCTGTTCAACTGCTGAGAGAGGTTTACGATTTCGCCGATCTTATTGACGCTCGTTTTCACGTCAAGGTCAGCTTTGTGCTCGTGATTGTAACGGCGGGCAGTTTTTTGAGAGTCAACGAAGCACGTTGGGACTTTGAACGCGGAATAATTCTTACGCGCCGCTGCAATAAGAACCTCATTGTCTGTGAGGAGAATACTGTCGGAGTCGTAGTCACAACCGTTTAGTCTTTGCTGAATGTTCTCGTTGATTGCATTCACGTAAACAATCTCGTTAGAAAGATTGAAGTACTTGTCAATATCCTCGTTGGCTACATTCTGTGAAAGAAGAACATTGCCCATCGTGATATGAGGACTTCTGGATGCAAGGATTGTTTTGCCGTACTCAAACTTTGTACTGTGAATGCACCCGGGAGCAATGACTCCTTCGCCTTTAAACGTTCCGATTGCCTGCTGCAGAAGCTCCATACCGTTTCCAAGAAGCGTTGAGTAGTTGCCGTGCAACAAAACGTGACCTTGTTTTAGGTTTCTGATGAAGCCCTTAACAATATCGTTGCGGAACTCTTTGTAGAGCTGAGTCAACGCAAACTGATTATTGATGCCAAGCATCTTGAATACGATGTCGTTTTTGGACTTGAGGGGGTTTAGTTCCCCTTCCATTTCCTCTGCTCTGAAGGGATATCCGATATGGTATCTGAGCACGTCGGGATCTCTACGAACCGCCCCTATATAATCTAAGGAAGGTTTCAATAGTGCCTCAACCTCACCATAGGACAATTGAAGTGTGTTCAGCAATTGATAGTGGCACTGAACCATTCTGCCGTCGAAGAAGTGTGTTTCCTTCTCGTACTTGACGATACCGAATGTACTATCGATGTTCTTTAGCCACTGCTCGATCTTTCCGAACTTCAGATACTTAACACTGCTTGGCGTGGTAATCAGCTTGATTTGCGAGATGTCGGTAGCCAGTGTGAAACCATTGAGCTGGTCAATTCTCTCAATGCCGTTATCAGTGAACCATTTCTGAATATTGGTATTGAATGCGCAAGTCTTAAAGAAACGGTTACGCAAAAGCAACATTCCCTTGTCGGGGTAATCCGTAAACATACTCGTGTCCATCAAGGACTCACCGTCCCAGATACTATTGGAAATCTTCATTTCCTTTCTCTTGGATACGAGCTTACCGTCCTGCGCCTCGACCGCCACAACCTCGTCTGTGAACTTGCTATCATAGTCATCAACAATGAGAATATTCTCGGGCTGAATTTGTATTGTATCAATGATGCTACTCATAGGAAGCGAGATATAAGCTTCCCACGCCGCCAAGTCAATGGGATCGTTCTCTTTAATGGTTAAACCACATCTGTCCCACTTTGCCATTCTTTCCGCAACAACCGCATTTACAAACAAGCATTTTCCTACGCGGCTGCTTCCGCTACTTCTCTTATATCTAACGTAGTGAATACCGTCGCAGACAAATCCGTGCTCGTACAGATACTGTCTTAGGTCACTCTTGTTCATCTCGACGGGGATTGAACCGACCTGCTTATAGTAACCATCCGCGAATGTAAAACATCCGCCGAGCATCTCTTGTGAGATTGGCTCCCTGATTTCCACGTTGGTTTGAATTGCTACGAGCTTACCGTCTTGGATGCACACGCCGTCCTGCATTACGCAGTCTCTGAAAGCATATCCAGAGCGAATGTATGTATTTTTTCCTACCTTATTAAATTCTTTATATGAATACGAGAATTTCACGTTGATAACCATCTGAGTGTACTTCTTCCCGCCGGACACGAAATAGAAGTTTCTCTTACGAGTCTCGCGCTCATACGCTTCTTGGAGCTTGATAGTGTCCAAGCTCCAGTCCAACGCATTCTCAAATTTCTTAAGTGAGATTTTACCTTCTCTGTCTCTTATATCGTAACCAACACCGTTGTTGTTGATTAGGTTCATGGCGGCGTATAGATCCTTCGCCTCCAGTGATAATATCTTAAATGACTT